CAGCGGAAGCGCCACCAGCGAGGGTAGTAACAGTAGCCATTTTAAATTTCCTTTATTGAGAGATGTGTATGTAGAAACGGGGAAGCCTTTTGAGCCTCCCCTGTTTCATCAGGCAACGTTGTACAGGGCAGTAACAATAGCCTCTGGACGCAAGATCTTACGACCATACAGGTGCATACCACGCACGATGTCAGCAAAGCTGTCAGGATCGCGGTAAGTCTCGGTCTTGTTGATCTGCTGAGCAGTTGCCACAGCAGCGTCTTGACCAGCAACGATCACACCAAAGTTGGTGGACTGAGCAGAAGCACCAGCAGTGCCGGGACCAGTACCAATCTTAGGAGTGTTGTTGGACACATACACACGGAAGCCGTGCAGGTTGTTGATGACCAGACCGTTTTGCAGACCGGAACCACCGAAGTCGCCATTCAACAAACGGCTGTCTTCGTCTTTCAACATTTCGATGAACACTGGGTCAACGACCAACCAACGACCTTGGGTGTCAACGAACTGCTGATCCAACAAACGACCCATACGTGCAATCACCATCAAAGGCGAAACAGTGGTAGTGGGCAGTGCGCTTGCACCGGGCAGACGAGGAGCCAAAGGAATAGAATCACCAACGCTACCAGCGGTGGTCAGGTTACCGAAGCTAGGACGGCTCAGCTTCATGGTTGCCAACAGTTCGTCAGCACCAGCGGTTGCAACAGCTTTAGTACCGGGGATAGTGGTACGAGCAGTGTCAGGATTGCCATGCAGAGCAGACTGTGTGTAACCGGACAGATAGCCCAGCACGTCTTGGTCATACTGGTCACGCAGGCGATAAGCAGCGCGGTCAGTAGCCATTTGCATGAAGTTCACATGCGAGTGAGCAGCTTCGATGTCATCGATCTTGAATGCGAAATAGTTCGACTGATCAACAACCAAAGTGAAGTCTTCGTCGTCCAGATCCTGAGCAGTGATTTGAGTACCACGCTTGTAGGATTGCACAGACACTTCTGGCTCTTTGATGATTTTCACGCTGTCGCCCATCTGAGCGATTTCACCGAAGTAGTCATTGTTGGTGATGTCTTCAACAACAGACGACTTACGGAATGCGAGTTGTACTTTTTTGGAATAGATTACGGCACTGAAGTTACCGTTGGGAAATTGGCCGTAGCCGGGAGCTGAAGGAAAAGCCATTTTTAAATCTCCTATAGATATATTGGCATATAGTTAAATACACTCAACACAACTACAGAGGCTGACTTTACTAGGTACATTATTCTTCCGAAGTGCCCAACGGAAAATAACGGGCTAATAAAACATCAGGTGTATCTGACAGTTTATTGTTTTGTGTTACAAGTAGACTCAACAAGACAAACAGATCTTCTGTATACTCTTGCTTCATCTTATTGATAGCAGCACAGACAAGTTGAATGTTTCCAACAACATAGCCCACATCGCTATCGATTCTGTCGAGACTTACGGTATTAAACTGGTTGGCTGTTGCAAGCAGCGGCAGCTTTGTATAAGCGCATCGACCTTTTTGCTTCTCCCAAATAACACTCAGGTCACTTGGTGTCAGCGAAAATTCTTTAGTTCTAAGCTTTGCTTTAGTGCAGAGGTTTTTCAGTCTTGACTGAACACTTCTCTCATGCAAAGGAACATAACCTATCTTATTTCTAGCAACTGCTTTCTTAGTGCAGTCCTTACAGTCATTGTGTTTATTATAAAACTCAACCAATAACTTAACCTCACCGCACACGCGACAAGTCTTAACATCATTCATAACAATCCCCGATTAGACAAAGGACTAGACAGTGAATCGGCACTGTCAGGGGAGCTACCCTTTTCGTCCTGTTAAAAGTTATACCAGACTATTTCAGCCCGTGTCAACTATTATCGTGCTCCAGCACTCAAATCGTACACAAACTTACCAGACTGCATAGCCTTCATGATAGCTTCTTCATTAGCTTCATACTGCTTACTAGACATCTTAGCCACCTGAGACTCGTACATTACACCTTCGGTGTCGTTGCTGGTTGGTGCAGATCGTTCACTACGGGCACGAACACTCTGTGCTGCAGAAGTATCTTCCTTCTTCGACTTCGCTTTAGCAATGTTGCGATCAGCCTTATAAAGATCAATGGCACGAGCAGCAGAACGAGCATCTGTATCATTCTCATATAGGGCTTGTTGCACCCAAGCTGGTTGCTCGTCTGCCCAGTTGTGGAAGTCATCAGTGTCTCGGATGGTGTCAAAATCAGGATGAATCTTCATCAATTCAAGCTCAGCCTTCTCACGTGCTGTCAGCTTCTCTTGTTCGTCCAGTGCAGCAAAGCGCTGTTCAATCGAAGCAGTTTGCTCTTTAGCTTTCTTGATGGCGATTGTCTCTACAATCTTTGCCACGTCTGGATAGGTTGCTGCCCACTTAGCCAAGTCGTCTTCGTTTGTTGGCAGCTTAATTTGTTTCTCGGTAGACTGAGTTAGCTGTGTACGCAGTTCGTCAATTTGCTTTTGCAGAGCAAGCTGTTGTTGCTGTGAATGGCGACGAAGATCACCATAGCGCTTCTTAAAGCTTTTCTCTTCTGCTGACAAGTTGCTGTCGTCTTCTGCACTCTCTTCAGACGGAGCAGGTTTCTCAACATTCTTCTCTGTGAGTTGCTTTAGCTCTTCTTCTTCACGTTCAATGCGCTCACGGTTGGTATTGCGTTTACCGAACGAAGCAAGCGCTGTCGCCTGCGGTTTTTGTTCCAAGACTACTTCAGTCATATTTACCTTTTAAGTTGGGGCTGCACTGTAGGAGACAACATGTCTCGGAGTCAGGTAGCCAATGATGGTGGGTATTGTTTAGTACCAGTCTGCCCACCACAGACTCTGGTATTCATATTGTACGCTATTAATTCTGACGGGTTACAAAACTTGTGGACTTACCTGTCTTTTTATCTTTACGCTTAGAAACAAAACCACCTTTAGCAAAACCAATACCGTCTGGTCCAACACCACTCACACCACCACTAACACCACCTTCACCGCCTGTCGCGGCAGTACCAAGACCACCACCTTCAGCATCGGCTGCATCAGCAGCAGCAGCGTTAGCAGCGTCAGCAGCGGCGTTGGCTGCAGCATCTGCATCAAGGCCAGAAACTACAGCGTCTGCAGCAGCCTGTGATGCTGCAGCAACAGCAGCAGGGCCATGACCAGCAGCAGTAGCAGCAGAGGCAGCGGAAGAGGCTGCACTAGCAGCAGCACCACCTGTACCACCTGCACCGGGTGTTGCTGCAGCAGTAGTTACACCTTCATTGTTTGCAGGATTACTTGTGTCAGCTATAGCTACGTTTACGTTCATTGCTTCCTGCTCTGCTATAAAGTTCTGTTGAGCAATAGCTGATTTACCAATGTTGGAAGCAAGTCCGACAGGTACACCGAACGCAAGACCAAGCAATCCACCTACTACAGATCCAACAGTAGGACTAACAGTATTTGCTATAGCCCCATCAGGTGTCATTGAAATATTTGAACCCGTAGTACCACCACCAACATCGCCACCATCTCCACCGCCACCACCACCGCCCGTTGGTTCGGAAGGTGTAGTTGTGGTTGATTCAGGTTTCGTTGTGGGTGTTTGAACACCAGAACTCTTCACTTTATAACCAGTAGGGATGGACAACTGAGCTACACCATTAATGAAAGGAATATAAATAGTTTGACCAGCATCGTTGGTCATTGGCACCATCTCAAAACCTTTAATGGGTGCATCACGATAAAGCTGTTCGTTGGTTTGACCGCCTACATAACCACCTGCAGCATAACCACGATCTTCACCACCACTGTCTTCTGACATAATGGAATCAATTTCAGACGAGAATGTATCATCGTCCATTTCGTTTTCACCACCACCAAACAAAGCTTCGCCGTCTTCTACTTCTTCAGCATTACCCATCTGACCAATTTCATTCATGCGTTGTAGGCCAGCTTTGGCTTTATCACGCAGCTTCATCAATGTCTGCAGACCAATAAAGCGAACTACATCAGCGGGGAAAACAAACTCACCTTCACTGAGCTTAGCATCAATGTCATCCCTGACTTCTTCTTGCATAGCACCGGGTGGTACTTCGTTACCAGAAACTGGATCGACTGTGCCGCCCTCTTGCATAACACCGCCTTCAGCGAACAGCTTGTTCATTTCAGTTTGCATGATTAATCTCGTCCTTCAAATACTTTAGCTGACGCAATGCAGCAATGGCACCTTGTGCCTTAAACACTTCGCTCAATTCTGTAGCTTGTTCCAACTTACGCTGATGCTGTTCAATGTCGTAGTCGAGCTTCTCAATAAACGCATCCCACATATGAGGACTGTTGAGCATACCCTTCAGTTTAGGTAGGAAAGCTTTGCTCATTTATTAAGCACCCATCGGTGGTTGAGGAGCAGCGCTAAAGCCTTGCTCACCCGGTACAGGAGCAGCACCGACACCAATGTTGCCAGCGCCACCACCAGTCATGTCAGCCACACCAGCACCCGGTACAGGTGGAGCACCCGGTGGCATAGCACCGCCAGCAGGTGCAGCAGGTGGTGCCATCAACGCAGCCTGACGTGCAGCCTCTTCCATGTTGTTAGTAACTTTGTCTTGATCAAGATCCATCGCCTTAGCAATCTCACGGATGATGTAAGGCATCTTAGCAAACGGCATCAACGCAGGGTTGCTAACAATCTGCAAGAACTGCATCAGTCGCTGTGAGCGCACTTCAGTAGCCATCAAGCTTTCAGTGCCACGAGCATTGACTTCCAAGTCACCCTTAATCTCTGGGTCGAAATCAAACTGCATGTTGAAGCTGAAGAAGGCTTTACCGAGTGGTGCCAACAGGTAATCATCAACGTTCTTAATTACTGTCTTGATGGAACCACCAGCAGCGTTCATCAACATAGAGATGCCAGATGCTGTACGACCAACACCACTCACACCAGTTTGACCGTGAGCAAACGATGGCATACCTGTGGATTCGTCAGCAAGCTGTCGAGCTTTGTCGAACAACTGCAGGTTCTCTTGCGATACGTTAGGAAACTTAGTACCGAACAAGCTTTGACCGGGAGCACCGCCTTGACGACGAAACACTTTACCGGGATAGACCGACATGTCTTGACCGGGAACAAGGTTGGTTTCATCAACTTCAAAGACGAGGTTGCCTGACAATACAGCGTTGTCCACAGCCATACGCATGAAGCCGTTCATCAACGTCTGTGTGTCGTCCATGTTCTCTGCAATACCAACACCAGCCAAGCTGTATGGATTGAGTTCGTATGGAACAGCGTAGTATGGAATCTTTGCAGGCTTGAAAGGATTCAACACCAAGCGAATAATCTTACCGTTGCAATACCAGATGTTGGCTTGCAATTCATCACCGTCTTTGAAATTATCGGGGATGGTTACATCGTTCTCTTCCAACAATTCAATATCAACGTTACCCCAATATTCCAACACTTCAAAACGATCAACGTCAAAGTTGGGAGCATAGTCACGCAAGTCATCTTCCCAATACTTCTTAACGTAGGTTTCGCCTTGGTTGATGAGTTGATCAATGACGTTCTTACGGAAGTGTGGACGGCGCTTCAGAGCACGAAGCTGTGTGCGTGACATCTTGTGACGCTCAATGATGTACTGACAATCTTCTGTGTTGTTTGCGTCAGGATCCCAATAGAAGTTCCAGAGAGAAACATGCGAAGCTTCTGGTACAGTTTTGATTGTTGGTTTGTATTCACCTTCTTCTGTCCAGCTTGGATATTCTTTGTTGACAGCGAACGGACCCTTCATTACGCCTGTACCGAACAAGGCCATCTCAAAAGCAGAAGCACGGAGATGCTTACTAGCACCACTCTCTTCAAGCTGGTCGTGGATTTTCTTTTCCATCTTCTTAGCAGCCAGCATAGCGGGATAGAAAGTAACAGACGATGGTGTCTGTCCCGGCCCATTCTTCAAACCGGGAACATCTTTCAACTCTTCTTTGAGACTACCTAGCATTTCCTCCAACTTGTCCAAGTCAAAGTCATTACCAATACTGGCAGCACCCTCTTCACCGAATGGAATAGATGGTGGAGTAGCCCCTTCTGGATTCTTAGGATCAAAATGGACAGCATCGGCTACACCTTCTGGTAATACAGACGGGTCAACGCTGAGAGGAAATTTGTTGTTAGAAAACAACACATCAGTGATCTGACCATACGCAGCAAGCGTCTTAGTCTTTGTCACCTTTACAAATACACGACTCTTCTCTGTCTCAGTGAACTTGACATCAGGACCATACAGACCACGATAGTTGCGATAGGCACGGAGCCAACGATCTTCGTCAGTGCGGCGTGACTCTTCCGATTTTGTATAGCGTTTCTGAATGAAACTAATCAGACTAGCACCTTGAAAGTCATCCTCATTCTTGGGAGAGTCATCAAGCGCCAGAGTTTTATCGTTGGATGGTTTATCAATAAGTGCCATAAGTGTTCCAGAGTATTAAATAAAGGTATAACATGCAGTTGGTCAATAACCAAATATGGAATCGGCTACAACTTTTCCAGTGTTCTGCGACATAGGATCAAAGTCAAATAGGCCGCTGCGTGGACGCGACATAACACCATATCGTAACGCATCATATGTGTGGTCATTACTAACTTTAGTGTTGATGTCTTCCAGATTTGTCTTGTCAATTGGCAAAGTAGGAAGATCAGCAATGATTTGTGTACACGTATTGAAGAATACGATGCGTGGCTGCTCAGTCATAGGGTCAACCTGCAGACGGCGGTGTATTTCGTTCTTACCTGCGATGCGACTACCAGCAGAACGGTCAGCAGGTCGCCAACGGCACCCCTTCATAATCATTCGTTCAGCAATAGAGGGTCCAGTGTCACCACGTTTATGCCAACATGAGCTATCTAGTACACCATAACGAATCTTTTCGTCAGCTTCAGCGTTCATAACCATCACAGCAAGGTCTTCTGCCAGCACTTTGCTGACATAAAGCTCACGATAGACCACCAAACTGTCATCGGGCGCTACAGCAAACCACAATACAGCGCTATAGCTGCCGCTATAGCTGCCATATCCGTAGTCGGCAGACCTGAATCTGGGCCAACTACTGGGGATGTTGAAGGGTTCTACAACGTGAATGGCTCTATTGAACTCAGAAAACGCTGCACCTTCTGCAATATCCCAGTTTCCCTCAAGCAATTGCTTACGTTGATGCTCCGGTAGGGACAACAACATGGTTTCGTAGTCACCTGACTCAGCCAAATAGGGATTGTCAGCCAGCTTTGCAGAGATAAACTTGCGTTTGAACAGCGGTTGCCCCTCTTTGCTGTGCCCTTTAGGGTAGACCAGTGTCTCTCCTGTCTCAACATCGGTGGCATAGAAGCTTTTACCGGGCGCTGCAGGCACAATGAACATCTTCCTGACCCATTGATGACCGGGACCACCGGGGTTGGTGGTGGCTCTCATGAATACAGGCAGGTCAGGTGCTGCTGTACGCAGACGAGAACGCATATAGTTGTAGGCAAACGGGGTAGGCCACTGTGTTAGCTCGTCCCAAGCGATGTAGGAGAACGACAAACCTTGATAACGCATCACGTCTTCATCGCGGTCAAGGTAGGACATCCACAACTTACCACCACTTGGATGCTGCCATTGCATCTTTCGCTCCGACCATTTGATGCCGGGGTAAATCTTTGGATACATCTCCTGCGATTTCCAAATCAGTTCTCGCAATTCCTCTGTAGTGTGACGAAGAATCAAGCCAGAGAATTGTGGATGCGCTATGTAACGAAGCGGATCCGCAAGAATGGCATAACTTTTACCACCACCAGCAGCACCACCATACAACACTTCACGCTCTGAAGCGGCTAGAAAGTTTGTCTGAGGACCGGGGTTGGGCCTGAAGATGACATTGTCACGTACAGGTTGAACAATTTCAATCGACTCTACCTGTGAAGTATTGTTTAAGTTGGACGTATCGATCACTATCGAAGAAGCTTCCGTCTTTGGTGCCGAGTCTTTCTTCGTACTCTTGCGCTTTCTTGAGGGCTTTTTCGTACCCATCGGCAAGCTTTCGATAAGTAGA